GTATCTATTCCTTTAGATGTAGTTCCATTTGTTCAAGCTAGAGATTTAGGCATAGATAATTGGGGAGCAGTTGGTGGTAAAAATCTAGCAGAAATGTATACTAATCTTCCAGGAATGATTTGGGAAGCTGGAGAATGGGTAGCTTCTAAAGTTCAAGGCAAAGAACATGAATGGAAACCTTTCTATGAAAAAACATTTGGTCAAAGAGCCACTGCAAAAGCACTTAGAGAAATTTCTATAGAAGATTTGATTAAAAATATTAAAGCTCAAGCAAAATCAGCATCAGAAACATTTGCAGGTCAACTAGTATTGGATCCATTCGTGGGTGAAGGAGAAATTAATAAAAGAATAGAAAAAGCTTTAAAGCTTAAAGAATACTATGATAGCTTACCTGAAGATCATCCTTTGGTTAAAAAAGAAAAAGAAAAAGTAGATATTAAAGAAACTGAAAATGTTTTTGGAACACAGATTCCAATGAAGAATATAACAGAACCCACACCTCTTAAAAACCAATGGTTGAATAAAGGCGGCCTGTCTGGTGTTGATCAATATATGTTAAACCGTTACAAATGAAAAACCCCACACTAGTCAAAAACATGAAACACGTAAAATGGAAATCAATCCCTCCTGTAAAGGGCCCAGACCCTAGAGGCTTGATTAAAGAACCAAAACAATATAAACCAGAAAGATTGGAGAAACCTACATGGCAGAAATAGATAAGGGCTTACCTAACGTAAGACAAAGCGTTACTATCCCTTCACCACAAGAACAAACAGAAGTAGCAACAGAGATACAAGAATCTATGCCGTCTCCCGAGAATACGGAGATGATAGAAAATGAAGATGGTTCAGTAGATATTAATTTTGATCCTGCTGGTGCATCTCCCGAAGGAAGTGAAGACCACTATGCGAATTTAGCAGACTTGCTGCCTGATTCTATTTTAGATCCAATCGGGTCAGAACTATTTGCCAATTACACAGATTACAGAGCATCCAGAAGAGAATGGGAAAAATCCTATACTCAAGGACTAGAACTTTTAGGTTTTCAGTTTGAAATGAGAACAAGACCTTTTCAAGGAGCTTCAGGTGCAACTCACCCCGTTTTAGCGGAAGCAGTAACGCAGTTTCAAGCGCAAGCTTATAAAGAATTATTACCCTCTGATGGTCCGGTTAGATGCCAGATGTTAGGAAGACCAAGCAGAGAAAAACAAGATCAAGCGGTAAGAGTTAAAAATTTTATGAACTATCAATTGATGGATGTCATGAAAGAATTTGAACCCGAATTTGATCAAATGTTATTTTACCTGCCACTTGCAGGTTCAACTTTTAAAAAAGTTTATTACGACGATTTACTGGGACGAGCTGTATCAAAGTTCGTCACTGCAGATGACTTAGTGGTTCCGTATTCGGCTACCTCATTAGAAGATACGGAAGCCATTTGTCATGTTTTAAAAATTTCAGAAAATGATTTGCGTAAGCAGCAAGTTTCTGGATTCTATAGAGATATAGAATTAGGAAAACCTTACTACGAAGAAACTGAATTGAAGAAAAAAGAACGATCTCTGGAAGGAACTAGCGCAACAGGTTATCAAAAAAATAATCCAATTTATACTTTGATTGAATGCCATGTTGACCTAGAGATTGAAGGCTTTGAAGATAGAGGCGAAGACGGAATGCCCACAGGTATTAAAGTTCCCTACATTGTTACAATAGACAATGGTACGCGAAAAGTATTATCGATTAGAAGAAACTACAGTCTAGACGATCCAAAAAAAGAAAAGATCCAATATTTTGTCCATTTTAAATTTCTGCCTGGACTAGGATTTTACGGTTTTGGATTAATCCATATGATTGGCGGTCTAACAAAAGCAGCAACGTCTGCTCTTCGTCAACTCATAGATGCAGGTACACTTTCCAATTTACCTTCAGGATTTAAACAGAGGGGTATCAGAGTTAGAGATGATGCCCAATCTCTGCAACCAGGTGAATGGCGTGATGTAGACGCTCCTGGTGGAAATTTAAAAGATGCTTTTATGAATTTGCCATACAAAGAACCATCACAGACCTTATTACAGTTGATGGAAATTTGTGTTGGTGCAGGACAAAGATTCGCGTCCATTGCTGACATGCAGGTCGGGGACGGGAACCAGCAGGCCGCTGTTGGGACGACCGTAGCCCTATTAGAGCGTGGCTCCAGGGTAATGTCAGCAATCCATAAACGATTGTATGCAGCTATGAAACAAGAGTTTGTTTTATTGTCTGATGTTTTTTCAACTTACTTACCGCCGGTTTATCCGTACGATGTTATAGGTGGAGAACGTGAGATTAAACAAACTGACTTTGATGACAAAATTGACATACTTCCAGTTGCTGATCCAAACATATTTTCAATGACACAAAGGATTGCAACCGCACAAACAGAATTACAATTAGCTCAGTCTAATCCTCAAATACATAATTTGTATGAGGCCTATAGAGACATGTATGTAGCAATGGGCATTAAGAATATTGACCAAATTTTACCGCCGCCACCACCACCGGCACCTAAAAATCCTGCATTAGAACATATTGATGCAATGGCAGGGAAACCTTTCCAAGCATTTACGGGGCAAGATCACCAAGCGCATATAGCAGCTCACGTAGCTTTTATGGCGACATCAATGGCAAAGAACAATCCACAGATTACATCTTTCTTAGAAAAGAATATTTTTGAACATATTGCTCTAATGGCAGATGAACAAGTACAAATGGAAATGAGAGATAAATTAATAAAAATTCAAGAACTGCAACAATTGATGCAGACTAATCCACAAGTAGCTCAGAGTCCAAAAGTTAAAGAGGAACTGGAAAGACTGCAGTTAGAAATAGAAGCTAGAAAAGCAGTTCTAATCGCTGAAATGATGGAAGACTTCTTAAAAGAAGAAAAACAAGTAAGCGGAGACTTTGGTAATGATCCAATTGCTAAATTAAGAGCTAGAGAACTTGATATTAAAGCACAAGACAATTTTAGAAAAAAACAAGAAGACGAAGCTCGAATTAATTTAGATAAAACTAAAATGTTGATGAACAGAGAAGTCCAAGAAGATAAAATGGAGCAAAACGAAGATCTAGCTCATTTAAGAGCGGATACTTCGTTAGAGAAACAAAGAATGTCTAATCGTGCAAAAGCAAGATCCGATATTATGAAACGAAGGGACGTTAAAACACTTAAAGGACCAAGAAGCTAATGCCTTTTCAATCTGAAAAGCAAAGACGATATTTACACGCTAACCATCCAGAAATAGCAAAACGATGGGAGAGAGATTATGCCAATGGTGGAATCTCAAATCATTTTAGAAAAAAATATATATACGGCGGAATTTCACATCCTGATGGAAGAAGAGGCTTTCCAGGAGGAGCAGGAACACCGGGAGGATATCAAGCAGATTGGGGTACTACAACTACAACCAATGGAGGAAATGGAGGAAATGGAGGAAATGGTGGCGGTGGTCCTAAACCACATTCAGGTCCAACGTTCGCAGAGATAGAAGCTCAGAAAAAAGCAGCTCAGAAAAAAGCTATGGAAGAGGCTCAACTCTTGGCCAAAGAAATGGCGATGACGCAAAGAGCTGGGACAAAGAAAAAAGTTAAACATCTTAAAACTATTTCTAGTGATAAACCTATAGGTTTTTTAGAAAATTTAGAGAATATATATGGAGAAGAAAATATACAATTAGCTAAAGTTTATAAGAAAAAAGATTTAGAAGAATGGGGAGCAACCCCTGGAATGTTTAAAGATACAGCAAAATTTAACGATATGGAAAAATATCAAGAATTAGCAGTTAAACAGTTTAAAGCAAATAAACCTATAGATAAAATAAGAGAGTCTATAGAACTAGGAAAAGCTTTATATGGTATAGATATGAAAAACATACCTAAAGATTTTTATTCAACTAAACAAGATTTTAAAGACCAAAAAATACTTGGAGATATAAAATTTAATGAAGGCGGAGTCGCTAGAAAAAATTATTATCATGGCGGAATTCTAGATATCGATGCAAGCGAAGAAATTATTTCCGACGATGGCAATGATATTGAACTAACAGATTACAATGCTGCCTTTGATGATCCCAATGATCTTTCAACGGGAGTCAAAAGTTTATTTATGAAAAAAGGTGGGAATGTTAGACTTGGACCTCATACAGCTACAGATTTATTAGCAAAGAAAAATCCCGATGGTACAAGATCAAAATATCAACCACCAGGTGGTGGAGAAACTTCTTTAGGTAGTGGTGCTGCTTATAGTGGGGGCGCTTCAGACAGAGGACCAAGAGAGGATCCAGATAGATTTGGACCTGTTTCGAAACCTTCAAAACCTCAAACGGTGCCAGAGGGTATAAATATACACCAGGATACAGGAAAAGAAGAAGAACCTTATGTAATGGTAGGTGGTCAAAAAGTGCATCAAAGTATTTGGGGTACATCGGCAGATCCACGAGAAAAATATGATACCGAAGAACAAATGCTCGACAGTACATATGCTTTTAATATACCGGGGCAAACTAAAAAATATAACTATGTAATAGGTAAGAAAAAATCGGCATACGAGCAAGCATTAGCTAAGCAAAAAGCAAAAATGAAGAAGATGGGAATGGGAAAACTTTTTATAGGACTTGTGATGCTACTAGCAGGAATTCCACCAGAAATGGTTATGAAGCAAGTAATGATAACTCCAAGCGATATGCAGAAGATAATAATAGGAAGCATCCCTGTAATGAACGCAAAAAAGGATTATATGTCAACTTTAAACGAAGCAAAAGGAGTATATGGAGAATTAGGAATGGCATCTCATCATCATGCGGTTGATACTGAAATACAAACCATCGATCAAAAATTATTAGATTTAACTCGAAAACGTGATGAAGAAGAGCAACCTGATAGACCAGAGCAAATAGAAGTTGCTCCAATAGGAGAAGAAATTGAAGAGTATGAAGGTACATACGCTATGTCACCATGGGATAGAATTAAAGCGAATCAAGCTAAAAGAGCTATGTTAGTAGAAAAAGATATTATACAAGAAAACCCTATTGTAGACGAAACTGTAACAGATATAACTATGCAGGCAAATAGTGGTGGACTTGCAAACTTATTTAGAGTAAAAAATCAATAACAGGAGAAAACTTATGAGAAACGATTTTGGAACAAGACCTTATTCATCTAGATTTCCTTACGACAAAGGCGGAAAATCTGGTGCTAAGAAACAAGGTTACGATGCAAGATTAGACGAATCTTTAGGTGCAAGAAGAGGCGCTGAGTCTACAAAGTCTCAAAGCTTAAAATCTAGAAGAGACGAATCTAAAGGCGCGGAAAAAGCTGCAGGAAAAAGAGCTTATTCTGCTGTCGGAACAATGGATAAATAATCATGGCTTACAATACAAGACGAGAAAATAGACTTGAAGAATTAGGTCGTGTAGATGCTGAAAGAGCATTTACTGGAAGAGGACAAAG